AATGATCCTCGTGGATTTCATCTCTTTACTCCAGACACCATGAAAACTACATTGGTGAAGAATCCATATAGGATGTTTAAAAAATTATACTATAACGATGTTGACAAAGACATGGAAGTAGATTATAATGAGTACAAGGACACCTACATCAAGGTGATCGTTGAGGAAAAAAGAGATTACGAAAAGTTTGAGATGGTGATTGATCATCTCTATAAGGCAGGAGCACACGATGTTAAAATCGTTGAGACTCTTATAGACAATATTATAGATGAAGATTCTTCTTTAGAAATCAAAGATACATTGACTTTGCTTAATGAATATATTGATGAGGTAGAGATGACCGTAGATAAAGATGATTTAAAGAAGGTCATGAGGTCGCTATATATTGAGAGTGCTGAAATGGTATAATGTCCTACATTCTCACATTAAAGAATAGACCAGAAGGAGTTTTTTCAGTGGTGAGTGATATTACAGGAGAACATGTCATACCAATCTTTGATGATAAGGATGATATTTTTAGATATGCTGAACAGTTGGTGGAAGATCCAAACAACCCACCTTTACAGGTGATAAAGATACCCACTCAAGAAATTGTCACAGCATGTGAAGAAAAGAAACAGCAGTATGTTATAATAACCATTGATGATATGATGATTCCTCCTCTTGAATTACATGAATGATATGCAAAACTGATAAAGCATGATTATATTTGAAAAAATTCGGTGGAAGAATTTCCTCTCTACAGGAAATGTCTTTACTGAAATAAATTTGTCATCTACTAAAACTAATTTAATCGTTGGTGCTAACGGTGCTGGTAAGTCAACCATCCTAGATGCGTTGACCTTTTCTCTGTTTGGAAAATCATTCAGGAAAATTAGCAAAAGCATGTTAGTTAATAGTATCAATGAAAAGGATTGTGTAGTAGAGATTGAGTTTAGTAAAGGACCGAATAAATTCAAAATAGTTAGAGGTATCAAACCTAACAAGTTAGAGATATATCAGAATGGTGAAATGCTAGATCAGTCTAGCAATGTTAATGATTATCAGAAACAATTAGAACATAACATCCTTAAGATGAACTACAAGTCTTTCACACAGATTGTAGTGTTGGGATCTAGTACCTTTGTTCCTTTCATGCGTTTACCTACAACACAACGCAGAGAGATTATTGAGGATATATTAGACATTCAAATATTCTCTATGATGAATCAGGTATTGAAAGATAAAGTTAGAACTTCTAATGATGAACTTAAGCAAGTTGATTATGAAACTCATCTTGCAGAAGAAAAGATTAATATGCAAAAGGATTTTATATCTGCAATGGGTCAAAAGAATTTAGATACTATAGTATCAAAACAAGAGAAGATTGAAGTTTTAATGCAGGAAGAAGAAGAAATTATTGGTAAGAATAAAATTGCTATAGTTGAGTTGGATAACCTTTCTGATGCAAAGACAAAGTTGAGGACGTTGAATACATTAAAAGGTTCTATAGAACAGAAGTTTAATACACATAAGAAAGAGCATGAGTTCTTTGTTAAGAATACTACATGTCCTACTTGTAGTCAGTCTCTCACGAAGGAGTTAAAGGAGAGTAAGATTGCTACTATAATGGAATCAATTAAAGAACTTCAGATAGGGTTCGAAAAGATGGAGACATCTATTGCATTAGCAGAGGACAGAGAGAGGAAACACAGCAGCATTTCGAAGGCAATCGCAGAGCATAATACTACATCATTAAGGATACAAAAACAGATTAAAGAAGTTTACGATGAGATAGAAACATTACAAAATGAAAAGAATAATACAATTCAAGAAGAAGAGAAACTAATTAAACTTGAAACTGATTATTTAAATCTTAAGAAGTTGGTTGCTACTATGAAGGAAGAGAGGAATACTCTTCTTGCTGCAACAATATTATTAAAAGATAATGGTATCAAGACTAGGGTTATCAAACGCTATCTTCCAGTGATGAATAAGTTGATCAATCAACATCTTCAGAATCTTGAGTTCTATGTTAATTTTAATTTAGATGAGAACTTCGAAGAGACTATTAAATCAAGATACAGGGATACCTTTACCTACGAATCTTTTTCTGAAGGAGAGAAAGCTAGGATTGATATTGCTTTGTTGCTTACTTGGCGTAGCATTGCTAAACTTAAAAATAGCGTTGACACTAATATCCTTATACTAGATGAGATCTTTGATGGATCATTAGACCAGAATGGTACTGGTGAACTAGGATGGATCTTACGTAACTTTGATGACAACACAAATATATTTGTCATCAGTCATAAGGAGACATTAGAAGGAAAGTTTGAACGTACCTTGCTAGTAGAGAAGCATCAGAATTATAGTGTGGTTAAGGAGTCAGTTAACGAAGTGGACTAATCGGTAGCACAACCCTTGATGGTGTGTTATAATAAATGTAATCAAGATTAAATTATGGCACAATTTACATTTACATGTGTTGATGAAGAGAACTGTACTACTACGGTAGAATTTGAAGGTATCTTTTTACCACATGTTATTGATAGAGTTGAAGGATTTCTTAAAGCATCTGGATTCTTCTTTGAAGAATTGCATTATTCTAAATCAGAAGAAATTGATTTTGAAGAAGAAATCAAGGCAGGACTAACTAGTAGTATAGAACCAGAGAAAAATGATGACGTACAAGGAGAACCCTCTTTTTAATCCACATCAATACATAGGTTGCATTGCTGTTATGAAAGATGGTAGACACTGTAAAATTATTGGTGACGAGGGATTGCCTAGTAGTCCAACACATAAAATTATGATGCAAGACCTTGACGGAGAAGTTTTTACATGCTATCATGTAGATATTGAAAATGTAATGGGAAATTGATTTGAAATATAATGAAGAAGAACTCATTAATGAGGTTCGTGATTACATCAGTTCAACATACCGAGGTCATTATTCTGCAGGAAACGTACAGACTCTTGACCTAATTGATTCTGTTGGTGATGCTGAAGCATTCTGTAGGAGTAATGTCCTTAAGTATGCAGCACGTTACGATAGAAAAGGAACAGCACGTAAGGATATTGTAAAGATCATTCATTATGGATTGCTCCTACTCCACTTCAATGATAAACGTGCAGCAGCAAATGCTGCCCAGACTGGAGCTACATCATTTACCGTTGATTATGACAAATAAAGTAATACTAACAAAACAAACACAAGCAATCTTGAAAAATTTTGCTACGATTAATAGTTCTATTCTATTTCGTAAGGGCAGTAAGATCAAGACTATAAGTGTTGGTGAGAATGCTATTGCTGAATATGAATGTGAAGAGGTTTTTCCACAAACATTTGGGATCTATGATCTAGGTCAATTCTTACAGGGTATTGACTTGTTCACTGTCAAAGATGTAAATGGTATTGAACCTGTTCTTGAATTTGATAATGATTCTTATGTAACAATACATGGAGGAGGTAAAGCTGCAGCATATACAGCAAGGTATTTTTTCTCTAGTCCAGAAATTACATTGAAATCAGCACCAGAAAAGGATATCCATTTTCCTTCTGCTGATATGGAATTTAGTATTCAACCAGATGATCTTGCTGCTTTACAGAAAGGAGCAGGTGCATATAAATTACCAGACTTATCTTTCAAATCAGATGAAGATGGATCTATTAAATTAGAGGTATGTGATAGAGAAGATCCTACATGTAATGTGTATTCACAAAAAATAAAAGGACATTCATCTGGATCATATGAGGTGTATATGAAGATGGATAATGTTAGGGTAGCAGCAGGTGGTTATGATGTGAAAATTTCCAAGAATCTTATCACAGAATGGAAACACAAAGGTCTTGATTTAACATATTATATTGCATTGGAACCTTAATGGAAAATAAAGCATTCTTGTGGGTTGAGAAGTATCGACCCAGAACAATTGATGAATGTATTCTTCCAGACATTACTAAAGAATCGTTCAGAGGATTCATTAAACAAGGTGAGATTCCTAATCTTTTATTAACTGGGTCTGCTGGTATTGGTAAGACAACTGTTGCCAAAGCTGTGTGTGATCAGATTGGAGCATCTTATATTGTTATTAATGGATCAGATGAAGGAAGATTTTTAGATACAGTTAGGGATAAGATAAGAACATTTGCTTCAACAGTCTCATTGACCTCTAGCACGTCCCACAAGGTCGTTATAATTGATGAGGCAGACAATACGACTTCTGATGTACAATTGTCCTTACGGACTGCTGTAGAGGAGTTTCATTCAAATTGTAGATTTATATTTACATGCAACTTTCCTAATAAGATCATTGAACCATTACATTCACGATGTACTGTCATTGATTTTAAGATTAAGAATGGTAATAAACCAAAATTACAGTATGCATTTTTCCAGAGATTAAAAACAATCCTCGAAGAAAATTCTGTTGAGCATGATGATAAGATTCTTATGAAACTTATCTCTAGGTACTATCCTGATTGGCGTAGATTAATTAATGAGGCACAGAGGTTTGCTGCTGCTGGATCTATTAATTCTTCTATCCTAATAGATATTGCTGACATACCAATAGATGATTTAATTAAATCATTAAAGAATAGAGAGTTTACTGTAGTGAGGAAGTGGGTTGTTGATAATATAGACAACGATCCAGTTTTAATCTTACGTAGGATCTATGATTCTTTGTATGATTATTTGAAAGGTCCATCTATACCAGAAGCAGTATTAATTATTGCGAAGTATCAACAACAAGTGACTCAAGTTGCTGATCAAGAGATAAACATGTTAGCATGTTTAACTGAAATCATGATGAGTTGTGAATTTAAATAAAAAAACTATGGAAAGAGACACAAGATTAGTACGAGTATCCAGTGGTGAGGATGTAATTTGTAATGTAGTTTCTATTGAAGATGAGTATATTACAGTCACAGACCCTATCGTTGCAGTACCTACAGGTGAAGGACAGATTGGATTTGCTCCATGGTCTCCTTTGTTAAAAGAAAGTGAAGAATTGAGCATACAAATGAGTCATGTTCTTTATATTTCCTTTGCAAATGATAACATTAGAAAACAATATGAAAATATTACTTCTAATGTAATTACACCTCCAGAGAAACAACTCATACTTTAAGATGAAGATATTTGATAATGGATATGGAAAAAAGATAGAAGTAGATGACGTTCCTTTGTTTTCTACTCCTATCATTGTTACCAAATTCAATGATCATGAAAAATATAATATCGAATCTTTTGAAAAAGTTGATAGGACACCAGAAAACTGGAATCATTCATCAGTAAACTCATCTTTTAAGAAAGATGATGATCCTTATATCTCACAAGAAACACGCAATAAAATTAAAAATAGTATAACAGAACATCTTCGAGATGTATTTGAGTGCTATAATATGACAAGGAATATTGTATTGTATAATTTCTGGTATAATGCATACTATGAAGGACAAGGACAAGAGTTGCATAACCACCTAGCAGAAAATAATAACAATCCATTCTGGTGTGGTATCTATTTTGCTAAAAATTGTTTTAATAGTCAGTTAAAATTTAAAAGATCTGATTATTCTTTGCGTACACAGCAACCATATGATTTTCATCAAACTTCTTTAGCAGATTACTATAGAGATACGTGGCCATCAGGTATTCCTGATGGATATATTTGTTTATTTCCACCACATTTGCAGCATAGTGTAACTATAGGAGAAGAGAATCGTGATAAGATGAGGTTAACTTTTAGTTTTAATATACAACTCGCCTAGATAAACAAATTCTATCGTAAGGAACATATCCAAAATGAGAATGAACAATCAAACTAAACTAGTTTTTGCACTAGAGCATGTAGCACACTTACATGATCTCATTGAAGATAATGAGTATCAACATTTTCTTAACGATGCATTATGTACGTTAGAGTTTGAACTTGAACGTCAATTAAGATTAGAACTGGATCGCAAAAACAATCCACCAGTACCTCCGAAACAAGTGAAGAATGACTACAATGATTATGAAGAGAACAATCAAATCTTTAAAGACACCCTTACGATATCCAGGAGGGAAGAGCAGGGCAGTAACCAAACTTCTGCAGTACCTCCCAAACCTTTCCCAGGTAAAAGAATTTAGAGAACCTTTTCTTGGTGGTGGGTCTGTATCATTAGAAATTACAAAGAGATATCCTAACATAGAGATCTGGGTCAATGATCTATACGAACCTCTTTATAATTTCTGGTGTGAGTTGCAGCATAGTGGTAAACAATTGCAAGAAAGATTGCTTGAATTAAAGGATGAGTATCCAGATCCTCCTAAAGGTGTTCAGAAATATGCTGCCAAGAAACTTTTTGATGATGCTAAATTTCTACTCAATGATCACAATCAACCTGCTTTTGATAGAGCAGCATATTTTTATGTTGTTAATAAGTGTAGTTTTTCTGGTCTTACTGAATCATCATCCTTTAGTAAGCAAGCATCTGTTCAAAACTTCAGTGCTTCAGGCATAGGAAGATTGGTAGAATATTCAGAACTAATCCAAAACTGGACAATAACAAATCTTTCTTATGAGAGAATGTTATGTGATGAGAAGAATGTATTTACATATCTAGATCCACCATATGATATTAAAGATAATCTTTATGGCAAGAAGGGTAGTATGCACAAGAAGTTTGACCATGATATGTTTGCAACAGAGTGTGACAGTTGGACTTCCCCTATGTTGATCTCTTATAATTCTGATCAAATTGTTAAGAATCGTTTCAAGGAGTGGTCAGTTGGAGAATTTGCACACACTTACACCATGAGGTCTGTGGGGTGCTATAATACAGATCAAGCAGAGAGGAAGGAACTAGTCCTTACAAATTATGAAGTGTGAAGTAAAACTCTACGTAGCAGGAACTGTATTTACAGAGACTGTACAGGCACGTAACTACGAAGAAGCAAGACAAGTAGCACTTGCTCGTAATCCAAACGCCAAAGTTATGGGTGTTACTGCTGTATTTACATAATAAAATTATGACAAATAAAATTTATAAAAGAACTTATCGTATTGCATTTCATCCTAATGTGGTTAAGATGATTGATGGTGCAAGAGAAGGTACTTATGCATGTTGGGGATTTCATGATTTATTAGATCATAATCATGAAGATGAGGAGATTATGGAAAATGATACTGCACTTAAATCAACATTCAAAAAACTATCTGATCATCGTACAAAACTTGGAAAAAGAATTGAATCTATTTTTAATAAAAGTTGTAGAGATCAGGGATGGGATAAAAGAATAGTTGAAAGAATGTATCGTGAAGAAAAAGAAGAAGCAGTAATGAGAGAGATACAACATGATAAGTATAAAGAATTATTGAATGAAGGAGTTATTGATATGGATCAATACATTCAATTTCAACATAAAATACATGAAGAATGGTCTCAAGATAGGAAAGAAAATAAAAAAGCATTGAAAAGAAAAGGTATGAGACCCCTTTATTTGTTAGAACATCATGCACAGGATCAGGGAATTGAAGAACTTGGTTATCCTGATGATCATGTGCTTCAAGAACAATCTCTTTGGCAACCTGTTTTTGATAGAGGGTATTGGGAAGTAGAGCATATTTCTGCTGACATTCCAGATTGGATATCAAAAAAAGATTATTCTGTATCACATGAAGAACTACATGAACCAGGAGTAACAATATTAAAACCCAATAAAGGATCTAAAGTTAATTGGGCATCTAGAAATCGTGGAGGTGGTGTTAGAGTATCCTCTAAAAACTTTAAACAAGATACAAAAGAATATCCTACTCATCTTGATGTTGGGATATGAAGAAAGTAGCACTAGATCGTTTATCAAATGCATTGCAAAGAGTTGATTGGGATCCCAAACGTTTGGATTCTGATCGACTTAAGAATTTGTATCTTCAATACGAAACGGAGATGCAGGAGGATAAAAGAAATCTAGAATATGAGAAATGGCAAGAAGAGATTTATTATGATATAATAGAAGATGTCAAGAATACTATAAATTGGAATGTAGAACATAAATGTAAATGTACGGATTGTGAATGCTCTACTATGAGAGTAGTATTAACACCAAAATTATTTCACAACGCAAAGTATGTTTGTAATTTGTGTCATAGACATAACAAATGGCTTAGTAAAGAAGAGATACAGGAAGCATTATTTGACTTATGAATAAAAAAGAACGTGATAGAAAGAACTTAATAGATGTTCTTTACAGTATCAATCAATCCAAAAAGAATCTTATGTCTGATGGTACTGTTGAACCAAAACAGTATAAACCTTTTATTGTAAATAAAGCATTGAGTCAGCATCTTGACAGTGTTTTATATGCTAATGAAATGAACAAGCATTATTCTTTAGATAGAAAGATGCAGTACGACTTTTACATAAATAGTTTGAAGCCGAGGAAGAGACATTCTCCGTGGATCAAGAGGGACACTCTTGAGAACCTTGATTTGGTGAAAGAATATTATGGATATAGTCATAATAAAGCTATTGCTGCCTTAAGGATACTCACAAAATCCCAACTTGATGAAATAAAATTACTATTGTATAAAGGTGGGTAAAGATGACTACTGAAATTGAGATAGAATGGCAGCCATCTGATATGGTGGAGGTCAGTCTTTCAGAACCAGACGATTTTTTAAAAGTTCGTGAAACATTAACAAGAATTGGTGTAGCTTCTAGAAAAGAGAGGAAGTTATATCAATCCTGTCACATTTTACACAAGCAAGGAAGATATTATATTGTTCATTTCAAAGAGTTGTTTGCTCTTGACGGTAAGAAAACTAATCTTACTAACAATGATGTTCAACGTCGTAATAGAATAGCACAATTGCTATCAGATTGGGGACTAGTAACTATTATTGAAAAGACATCTGTAGAAGATATTGCTCCTTTGAATCAAATAAAAGTATTAAGTTTTAAGGATAAGGATGAGTGGACACTTGAGTCCAAGTATAATATTGGGAGAAAGAAAACTACCGTTTGATGGCAAAGAGAATTAAATTTACGATCAGACAAGATGGCACTGTAACCGAGGAGGTTGTGGGTGCTGTTGGAAACGAGTGCGAGGGATTAACTTCTGAAGTTGAAAAGAACCTAGGTAATATAGTCTCTCGTATACATAAACCAGAGTACTATCAGAAACAAGAAACCGTAACAGATGTCACACTTCACAACACTAAAGACTAAACTTACAGATACAGGCATTCTTGTTAAGGCACTTAATACATTGAATTATGATACTCAAGAGAATGTATTACTGGACAACCCAGTTAATCATAAACATGAGCAGGTTCAAGTAGAGGTAGGAATAACTCGTTACGTAGGGTTTAAGATAGGTGCTGATGGAGCACTTCATTTGGTTGCTGAATTAGATGCATGGAAAGAACCAATTACAATTGAAAGATTTCTTGAGAAAGTTACTCAAGAGTATGCTAGAGAGACGGTTATGGAAACCGTACAGAAGCAAGGTTACACCGTAGTCTCCGAACAAAAAAGTGTAGAGAACACCATAGAAATAGTTGCTGAAAAGTGGTAGTATAACTCTAAATAAAATTGATTGCCTTCGGGGATCATATTTAAACTCGCTTAATAAGGAGAACTAAAATGAATACTTTAGCTTGGGATACTTATTCCCCATTCAATGTTGGTCTGGATGATATTTTTCACCGTTTAGAATCGATGAGTTCAACCAACACTAACTATCCACCATACAATCTTGTCAAGGTTGATAGCACAACTTACGAAATAGAAATTGCTTTAGCAGGTTTTAAGAAAGAAGAGATATATGTAGAGACAGAGACGAATGTACTTAAAGTATATTCAATGACTAGTAGAGGTAACAGTAAAAAATATGAATACCTTCATCATGGATTATCTAAACGAGCATTTACCAACTCATGGCAGTTAGGGGATGACGTTAAGGTATCTGATGTTTCTTATGTGGATGGTTTATTAAAGATTAAACTAGAGAAAATTGTTCCAGAACATCAACGCAAGATTAAGTATGCTATAAATCAAAGTCTTCCAACAGAAAAGGAGAAGGTGTTGTTGACAGAGTAAATACAGCATGCTAAAATAGACTCAAAACCATAATCAATCAATATGAATGTTGAGAGTATGTTCGCAGTCCCTATTGGGTGGACATTTTTGGAAGATATTGATGTTGATCAATTGATTGATTATGGTCATAAACAATTGAGACCTGATGGTCAGTCTTATTATGTTGACTTTAGTGAAGAACCTATAAAAAATCTTTCGAAACTAGTTACTGAAAAAGTAAATAAAGTTTATAATGAATGTGGATTTAAACACTCACAAAAACTTGAAACTGTTTGGTTTAATAAAGGAAATCCACGTCCTATTTCTGAACCACACACTCATCCACAATCATTTTTTGTAGCAATTTTATATTTAAATGATCCAAAAAATAATTCTGGTAATCTAACTTTATTAAATCCCAACAACACTATTGACCATTTGATTCCGCATGATGCTATTGGAGAATCTACTCCATATACTAGAATGTATACAAAAATTGTTCCTGCTGAAAAGTTATTAGTTGTTCATCCAGCATGGATTATGCATTGGGTATCTCAAGAGGTTCCAGAAGAAGATAGAATGTCAATTGCATTCAATTTTTCTTTAGATTTACCCGAAGAAACTCGTGGATTTGATAATGTTTTGAAAAAAAGGAAAAGGTTTTATTGACAGAATAAATATAGCATGCTACAATATACTCAAACAAGGTGAATACTAGATGGCAATAGCAATAGCAGTTCTTCAGACTGGAGAGCGAGTGATCACGGAACTTCAGGAAGTACGTGAAGATAATAAGGAAGATGGCAAACCAATTTGCTTGATGTTTGTACGTCCATACATTCTCAACACAGAGAGTGTTAATACTGACGCTAACCAAGAAGTACAAGTTAGATTTAGTAAGTGGTTACCTTATTCATCTGATACCCAATTCAAGATTCCTTTTGCATCTGTAATGGCAGTAGGTACTGCTGATCCAGGTCTTGGACAAGCATATACTAATACAGTACAACAAGCAGTTGCTGCTGAAGATGCTGCTAAAGGACAGACACCAGATGTAAAACAAGTTACAGAGGCAGATACAGGAATGGTTCCTGCTGCAGAAAGTCTTCCTGACGGTTCTATGGATCCAGATCATGATCAAGATACTACGACTTGATGGCATCTGGATCATTGCAGAGATTGAAGAAATCGGTGGAGTTGAACTTGGTGATCCAGACTGTAAATTAATATCTCCTATGGAGATGAAAGCAAAGACTTTACAGCATTATCCTCCTCATTCAAAAAAGGAGGAAATTGCTGTAAGGTCTACTGATATCTTTGTGGTAGCAGAACCTACCGATGAGATCCTTAAATTATATAATGATAAGAAGTGAAATTTTATACCAG